CCTCGGTATCACCACCCCAATTACTACGGAAAGCGGTTCCACCGGGCTTGTTATACAGTGCCCATCGAAGCGCACGGATAACGGCTGTCTTACCGCTATCTGTGCTGCCTACTATGACATTGACACCCGGATGGAATTCCAGTGTGCTGTCACGATGGGACTGGAAATTAGATATGATTAGTTTATCTAGCATGTGTTCTTAAAAGTTTGAAGAGTTCGCTCTCTTTCTTAGCTACGTGGTATACAGCCATTGCGTCGTGCACGGCTTCGTCTATATATTGTGTAAATGTAAGGGGAACCGTGTACTCCTCCTGTATGGCATCGATGGTTTCCTGCTTAGTAGCACTTACCTTTCCCAACAGGGCTTTCTTACAGTCTCCTTCGGTATACCACTCTATAGGAATATCCATACAGGTGGCGAAAGTTTTCAACACTCCCAGGACAATCCCAATCATTACAGCAGAACTCGCATTCCGGCTTCCATGGGGTTGTTCCACTAGGATCAGGGAGATTGTATAACTATTGTAGAGTTCTAACAGGAAGTCTACTAACTCACCAGTACGACGCACCCGGTCATCTCCTTTACGGATTTTCCGGGCCTTGTTTTCTGGTTGAGTTTTTACGCAGCCTGTTTTAAGGACTTTGTCGTCTTGTACCAGCACATATCCCCATGCGGTAAGGCTTGGGTCGTTAGCCAGTATAATAGGACCTCCTTTGTCGTTATATAGTGTACGTCTCAAAATGGAACTTCTCCTCTCTTTTCTTTGTTTCCTTTAGAACTGTTTTCGCTATGGGATAGGATTTGGATGTTATCGTAGGAGTAACCTTTCGTATGGTCTTTCCTGTCGACTGTCATCTTGTTCCATTGATTCCCCTTTAACTCCAAATAATTTGTCTCGTCACAAAACCGTTTCCATTCCTCCCGGGTCAGAGTAAATTCTTTTCCTCGTTGCTTGGCCCGGTTCTTAAGCTGTTGGTATGAGAATCCGTATGGATTGGTTACCTTTTCCCTTCGTGATTTGCACTTGTAACAAATGTTCCTATTCGGGGCTTTCTGATTCCGGCAATACCGGGTCTGGCATTTTGACTGGGCCTTCATGTGTAGTAATATCTACTTTTATGGTTAGAGTAGGACGATGTTTGATTCTCATTTTAAGCCACCAGAACCATATCCGGCGAGGCGTAATTTCCATAACCCAATTCCCGTCATCATCTAGATAGGGAGGACTGGCTTTCTTTACATACCAAGGGAGTTTCATATTCGGTGTTTTATAGGTTTCTCATCAGTTCGTTTCCGCATCAGGAGCTCTCCCTTTTCCACGATCTCTTGTTCCGTTTTGGATAGCTTCTTTGTCAACTCTGGGATTTCCACCGGGGACACTCCTTCAAACGGATTATAGAATTCCCAGGTGGCGTCCAGTCCGGCTCCGTATGGTTCTGGAAGCATAATCGCTTCGGGGAGCTTATACTTGAACGAAACGGCTGTGGACATACACTCCTCACAGCTTATGTAAAAGGGAGTATTCCCACGATGTATGTGTACGGTGATAGTGGTATGTTGACAGATAGTGCAGATGTATGCATTCCGTACTTCAATATACATGCTGGGAATACCCTTCCCTTTACTCCTCTCGGCTTTACGTTTAATACTCATCGTTTCTTTGTTTTACGTTCACTGTCAAACTTAGTTTCTATCTCTTCCCATAGGCTTATTACCTGCGCCTTTAGCTCGTCCTCTAAGCCCTCTTCTTCAATAACTGAGATAGCGTCTTCCATGCTGTTAGACAGCTTCTTATCCCCGAGGGTATAAACTGTATTCTTAGTAAAGTCCTTGATATACTGCAGATTAGCTCTAATGTCATCAATTCCGTAATCAAACAGAATAGTAACATTTGCTGTCCTGAATGGCATATCGACTGAACTCTTAAATACAATGACCTCAGTGGTAATTCCGATGGTCCGGTAAACCTTCTTTCCGGCTATGGTTTTTTCCTTCTTAATCTTTTCTTTGACTTTAGTCCTTAGCCGGAGCGAGCTGTAGAATCCAATGGCTTCACCACCGGGTGCGCTGTACTTCTGGCCGTATGGCCCTGCATCCAGATTGATCCGGACTTGGTTACTAGCTACCAGTAACAGGTTCCGATCGGTTAGTATCCGACAGGTTTTCCTCAGCTCTTCACTGAATTCCTTGGCTCGGCGCTGCCCCATCTTGTCTCCCTTTTCCATTTCCATGTCGGTGGATAGGGCGGCAAGTGAATCGGCTATTACTCCATTGATTTCATTTTTCCCCGGTTCCCAGTCCCGTACGGCTTTGAAAACTTCTGGGACTGTATTGGGTGTTCCATAATCAAGGGCATCGGTATCCAAGTCAAACAGCTTGGCGAATTGTTTGTTGAGCCGGGCTTCTGGGTCTCGGAACATAACATCACCACCTGCTCGCTGTATGGCCCCGGCTATTTCACAAAGCAGGACAGTCTTTCCGCTTCCGGAAGGGCCAAAGATTTCCACGAGTATCCCACCTGGGATTCCTCCCCCGTGCTTCCTAGTTCCACTAATCGCTAAATCTAAAAGAGTAGACCCGGTGGAAATCATGGTTTCGGTATTCCCATCCACCTTGGATTTCTTCTTAACAGGCTTGCTACTTCGCCTCTTCATCTGACTGCTCAGTGGCTGATCCTTGGTCCTCTCCATACATACATAGGTTTATAATTGCTTGCTTTGTTCTTTCTTCAATCTTCTTGTACCATCCTTTGTGCAACTGTTCAGTCAGCCAGTCCCGTTTGGACAATGGCGGTTTCTGTAGATGGCCTAGGGAATGCTGATGGTAGATGTTCCATTCAGCTGTTAGTTTCTCCACCAACGAATACATCAATTCTGGGGTGGTTAAATCTTTAATACCAATCCATTCATTAATGATTGTACGCATGGTGTGGGAAACGGAGTGACCGTGTACCGCTCCGTAAAGAGCGATACGGTCAAACGTCTCCGTAGGGATGTACCCGGCCAAGAGCCGGACATTTGGATTCCCTTTACTCATTGTCTTCCTTCATTTCAATACAGGCGTCGTACAGGTCACAGTCATCGCATTCGTCATACTTTTCTGTGTCCTTCCCAAACACATAGCCCTCGGGACAAGATTCCTCGTCGTCATCCTCCACCACTTTCTTCTTGGATTTGGCTTTCGAAGTGGTTTTCTTAGACGACGTCTTCCGCTTGGGGATAACCACTTCCTCGTCGTCATCCTCTGTATCGTCATCTACGTCCTCCTCATCGTCTTCGACTTCTGGTTTGGGCTTGGCCTTACGTGTGGTCTTGGGCTTCCGTTTGGTCTTAATTTCGACCTCCTCGTCGTCCTCCACGTCAGAGAATGTTTCATCCTCGTCATCGTCCTCCGGATCATAGTCATAAAACTTGGCGGACAACTCCTTGTAGGATAGAACCTTCAGGACGGCATCCAGGTCGGGAACCTCGTCAATGTAGTCAGGTTCGTACGCTTCTTCCCTGTCCAGGAATTTAATCCGGGTAGCTTCGAACCACTTGGCCTTCCCCAGAGACTCCTCACTGAAGCGGATGTCTAGGGTTTTACCATCTTCGAAATCTGGGAATATCATGTTATCAGGATCGTCCTCCAGTTCGTCGTCCAACAGCTTCTGGAACAGCGACCAGGACATATCCCAAATCATAACTTCCTCCTCCAGTTTCTTGTGGCCTATTGGAACTACGGCATACAGATACCTGGACTTGGCTTTCAGGGCGTATACGTCATCCTGATCAGCGTCCTCATCTTGTCTCATCTTGTGGTATTCTTCACAGATAGGACAGGGCAATCCAAACGTGGTGGGACATACTACGGTTTCATTATCCGGGCCTACATTCTTGTGGACTTTGAACGGGCGTCTCCACCATCCGTCACCTACCAGAGCTACTCCACCTTCCTCGTCTCTTTCGGGGTGGTTCTTGTCGGACACCTTATACAACAGGAAATCCAGCATCATTTTCCGGTCTTCTACTTTCAGCACGCTGACACCTTTGGGGAGGTCCAGGTAGCCGAAAGAGCTCATCCGTTTCTTGTCATTCTCCCGGGAACGCATCATCTTGTCCCGGAAATTTGATTTTTTCTTACTCATGTTTTTGTTCGTTTTAATTTATTACTGATTTTCACATTCAAGTGTTTGTTTTTCATTTCGCGTTCTTCTGCTAAATTACGGGGTACCCGAGGCCCGGCGAAGTATTCCTGGCCGTGTAACTGGACCAAGTTCTCCAGGGCTTTCTTTCGGGTCATACTAATTTCCTTTCGGGCGATGTCCGCTACGTTGGCTTCGTATTGGGCCTTTACCCATGCGTCCTTCGCATCCTGATGCCTCTTGTGGTTGCGATAGTAGCTTTCTACCATCGGTCCGGTAGGCTTGACTACACCTTCACCGAAACACTTCTCTGGGAACTCGTGTGCTTTCTTAATTAACTCGGACCGGATTAGCTTGATCTCCTCCTCGGCACGGGTCAATGCTTCCTGGCACTCGGCCCAATGTCGTCCGTACTTGAATGCTAAGGCTGTTTGATCTAGCCATTCCACGTCCAAGGCGGACTCGTCGATACTCATATCCTTTTCGTAATTCATCACCAATAGTTTAAAGAAGGGGAGGGACGGAGTTGTCAAACCGAACACAAACACGAACCATCGCTCTCTGTATTTGTCCCTCCCCTATTCT